TACGCCAGCAGTGGAAGGATTCACCACTATCAAAGCCGGAGATATGGGCGTGGTTCCAATGGATGGAGCCAAGTACCTGATGAAAAAACGAAACGAGCAGCTTTACGTATCTGTGCCGGCTCAAGAGTTTTTCGAAATGCAGAAGCAGCTGCAGGAGCTTAAGAATAGCGGCTAGACGAAACCAGCAATAAGGGATAGTATTAGATCCACAAAGTGACTCAAATCTATCGCCATAGACCAAAAACCCGGAACAATCCCCACCGGGTTTTTTATTGCTTGCTATTTCTTGGGCTTAACGCTTTCTATAAATCCGCCTCCGAAGTAGAACGAGATGATCGCCATCATTATCCAGCCTACATTAAATTCGGCCATAAGCTCTTTGATTCCTTCTACCTGCTTCTCGTCCAGATATCCAGCGAATATAGATCCAAGGATAGCCAGAAAGCACAGAAGGTAAACCCCAGTGAATGAAAATGCTATGACCCGCTGAGCTAGTTTAAACGGCGCGTAAGCCGTAATTAAATCAGCCTTGGCGCGAGTCTTCGTTTCAATCAAACTCTTCTTAGCGGCTGCGTCAGCCTCGATTAGCTCCACATCTGATGTGTGGAACTCATCTATAAGGTCAATTCCTTTGCTAACTACATCTCCGGAGCCAAAGATCTTGCCAAGTATCTGCCACATATCACACCTCTATCTGAAAGTGAGGGCCGTCCTTAAAAGTCTCCCAGTCGCCGCCCCAGGTAATGGTAACGCCCAGCTCTTCAGCAGCCTGCTTCATTGCACGGGCAAGCTCATAGTATGGCGGCCAGTCCCAGCTAATACGACCGTCTATATAGGGAGCTATATCAACCGCCTCCCCAATAAGGTGAAGGCTTTTCATGGTCTGCGACGCGCCCTTAGCCACAAGCTCCCGCTGACGCTCCTCGCTACGCATACCCTCAAGCACGGTGAAATCTATTTCAGTGATTTGAATAGCACGCTTAACTACTCGAGCCAAGTCGCCATTTATGCCCTCTAGTCTGTCAAGGCTTCGCTTACCTAGCTTGTACATTACGCCCCCTTAATGCTCGCCTTAACCGCCTGTAGTTCTGCGGTAAGCGCGTTAATCACGCCTGTGTTGTCTTCGTCATCCACCAGCAAGCCCTTAGCGTGACTGCATCGCTGCTCAATCTTGCTGAGATAGAACTCAAAAGTAAGCTTGTTGTTCATAATGCTGTCAGCCTTGGCTTGCACCTTGGCCCAACCAGCAGCATCTATGGTGGCGACCTCTGCGGATATCTGGGCCAGTGTTAGCGGGGAGCTACCGTTAACTACCTCAACGATCTTGGCTAAAAGATATTTTTGCTCATCGTCTGCATTGCCTGCGATATAGGCTTTTGCCGCTTCACCCTTTACCGGGAACGTGTTTATTTCTTCCTGGCTGTATCCGTTTTGCAGAGTATGCATAGCGTCTTTGTACAGAAATGCTATTTTTTCCTCGCATAACGATAGTGGTAGAACCCACGCACCGTTGATGTAAATCTGCTTCGCGTCATCAGGCGGGTTATCTACCTCAATATACCCAGCCGGGGCGGCGGAATCGTCATACGCCCCTAAATACACGCCATTTCCATCAATTAAGTATTTCAAAGCGATGCCTCCACAATAAGTCTCCATCTTGTATTAACAATAGATGCTTGCAATCCGTCATTAGCTCTTAATATATTCAATGCCTCAGAATTTGCACCGTATCTAATAATTATCTGAGTGCCTGTTTTTCGCACGGACAAACCCCGGTTATCTTGGTCTGTTGCTGCGGTTTGCCCCAGAGGCATAATAAGAACATCGCCAACAGAATAATTTTGGTCTGCTGTTTTACAAATAATGCTAACCATAACCTGAGCAGGTTCACCACTTAAGCCATGATTTAGCGTTAAAAGACCACCCGATGTAATGGTCTGCTCAGAAGATTTAAAAGACTCTTTGACCTGTACAGGGTTTAATAGCTCTACTCGGTCATTAATCGTATTTCGTCGGAATACAGCCTCAATTGGCATGTTCCCCGCCTGCAATGGCAGGCCGCCGTTTTTTGTTATTGTCTTGGCGGACGCTCCATCTATCTGAATCGTAGGGGAGGTAGCTGTATTAGGCCCAAGAGTTCTCACCCTAAACTGTCGCCCATCAATTGTTGTATCAAGGTCTGGTGTATAGTCAACAATTAAAGCATCAACCGATCCCGTGGCGATAGAAAAAGGATCTGTGGCTGATAGGATTTCCTCAGTAGAATTCACATCTAAAAGCGTTCTAGCTTCCGAGGCGTCAGTAGTAACTACCAGATCTCTACCAAAATCAGTGATAGCTATGCTGCCCTGGCCTGCAATATCGGTGTTCTTTAGGTTGCCATCAGCGTCCCATTGTAAAAACTTTCCTTCATCCGGGGACGGCACTGTCAACCCTGAAGATACTTCAGACTCCTGCAGCTTAAGTGACCGATCTATGTCGTCCTGCTGCTGCTGGACAATCATTGTCAGCTTATCAAGGGCACGCTCATGAGATTCGGCCGGAAACGGGTCGTTCTCAACATAATCAGTTTCCTGAGTTATCGACACGTTCCGCAGAATAGAAATCTTTTCGCCGGTCGATGGTGCAACAATCATTGCCACAGTGCCGCCGGCATCCAGTCCGGCCCCGGTTACAGTGTAGTCAGTGTTCAAAACCTTCTCTGATTCAGCTCCGGTGGCCGTTACCGTCACGATTACTTTTAAATCCTGATTCTGCAGGAATCTAAATTCGGTAGCGAAATCAGTTGTCGCCCCATCTCCGAGATAATCAGCCCGGCGTGTTTCTGATGATACTGTCATTTAATCAAAACCTCTTGGTCGTTTTCTTTCTTTAATCGCCGTTCCATTCTTCGCTTATATCCTGGGCTAAGAGACTCCATTACATTGTAATATATTAAGTGGTCTAACGTAGCTTTTACATAGACAGCATTTATTACTGAGGCGGGAGGGTATGCAACCGAGGCAGCGGCTGGCGCAGTCTGATATGCAAGCCTAAACAAATCAATACCAGCGTCTTCGCCGTCTCGCGCCTTTCCGTAGATAGTGGCAATCCTATCCAGAGTACCCGCTGTAGGACCGGCTAAAGTAGAAACCAACCCGCCCCCAAATCTGTTTTTAACATCGCCGAACAGGAAGTCCCCGTATATCCCTGCCGCGCCCCCTTGGAGAAATGCCGCCACTGCTGTCTTAGGGTCTGCCGGGTCTCTAGGCTCTCTATTCTTAGCAATGTCTTTCGCGCTCATGGCCAAGTAGCCAAAAATCATAGAGGCCGTCATAAACTCAGCCATTCCCGCAACGGATGAGCCTCGACCCTCACGCCCCCTTATTTCACGACCCCATACCTTTTGAACAATAGCAAAGGGAAACGCCTTAAACTGCGTCAAATATCTAAGCAACTCGCCCGCAACAGTCCCCGGCTGGGAGTCTCGAAGCATAATAGAACGTGTCTTCGCGTCAGGCTCAATTACAGCAAATTGTGAGCGATCGACATAATATCCCCTAAGGGAATCTTTCAAATCTGTTTTAAGTTTTTTAATCTGGAATTCTGTAGGCTTTACGCTGATAGATTCAAGATGATTCGATAGTAAACCATCATCAATCCCATCAAGCATCTCAGGCGTTAAATATTTGCCATCCACACCGTCAAACTCTTTAGCTCCTACCGATCGTATTAAATCCCACTCAGCGCGACCAATACCAAACAAGGTAAGAGTATCTTGCAAGCCCTTAGGTATCCTACCAAACGACATGGCCGACAAATCGCCAACATGCTGCGCCATACCTATCATTGAACCGGCGCGCATTGAATCCGTCCATAAGGTTAATCCGTTAAGCCTAAAAAACGTCCTCATAGCGTTAGATACTCGCCCTGGGATTGCTTCCCCTTGCGGGTCAAACCTTGATGTAAATAGTCCTGTCGTAGCATCAAGGCTAACACCAAGCTCAGCAAGTACGCGGCGAGACTGTTTATTTCTAACCGTAAGCCTTCTGTTAGCTATTGATTTGCCCATATCGCCGATAGCACCCGCACCATTTTTTAGCGCTGAGCCATACGCATCAAGAAAACCTTTGCCTTGATACCTCATTTCTGATGCACCTACAGGGACATCAGCAATAGATGATATGACAGCTCCACCAAGCTTAGTTAGCGACTCATACGCCCTAACTACTTGACCAATCTGAGCGCCCATTGCGCTGCCTGGGATATTGCTTGCGCCGGTCACTTGTTTAACAAAGTTATCCAGCCTTCCTTTCTGAGCATTGGCAAGACTGACTGCACCAGATGGGTCGGTCTTTCTTAAATCCTGAAGGATGGATTCAACAGCAAGATCATAATTTCCTTCAGCGTTAGGACCTAAAACCTTAAGTAGGCCGGTATTCTGGCCTGACATTCTCATTCCCTGCATAACAGTATCAACAAGACCGCCCCTGCCAAATCTTTCATTGTATTGAAACCACCCATCAGCCTGCCTGAAATGAAGCACCCTCTCTTGACTTGCTGCCTTGGCTATATTCTTCGTTCCCTTTAATCCAGGCACAGAACCAGCCCCAAAATGAATGCCAGTTGATAGACCCTGAAATGCGCTATCCAGAAACGCCTCCCTGTCTTCAACTCCTTCAAATGTTCGCTCATCCAAAAGCGGCTCTATTGTTCTCCGCCATTCAGCAAATCCTGCATTCCTGATTTTATCCATATCATGAGATTGGCGGGTAATGTAACCAGGAAGCTTTTTAATATATGCGCCAGCTTCATTTGCATCAATACGGGCCTTCTCTTGCCACTTGTGCAAAACCTTCGCGACACCGACTGCATCTGCAGTAATACCGCTAAAGTCATCGCCATTGTCTATCTTCCAGAGTGCGCGAGCTATATCTAAATCAAGATCACCAGATGTAAACGCATCAAACGCGGTGCGGCCTATATCCTCTATATCAGCGACCATTCCAGCCATATAAGATTCTTGCAAAGAGGCTTGCATATTAGCAACAGATCTTCGCGACCCCATCTTTACATCGTTAATCCCCACAAGAAGAGCCTCAAACCCTAAAGCTGGGTCACCCTCAAAGCCGCTAACAAACTGATCTATCTGCCGTCGGGCGACAGAATTTAAAGCCGTGTTTCTTGCCTCTATTTTTTTTGCAATAGTTTGATCGAGAATGCTTTGCTCTAGCTTGGCAAATATCTGATCTTCAGAAAGCCCGACAGAATCCTTTACAATTCGATCAGCCTCCTCAGCCATGCGTACTTGGTCAGCAAGTGGCGCACCCTGCATTGCATCTTCTATTCTTTTTATACAGTTAGCGGCTGGCATTTATTTCCCCAACATACATGCAACAGCTTCCCTTAGGCCATTAGCCTCTATTTCAGCTGATTGGTTAATTTCATCTATCTCTGACCGGATGCTAGCGGTATCCACATCCTGCTCGTCAAGTGATAAAAGTATATCATCTGTTAGCTTATCTATAGACTCTGGTGATGGCTCTATAGACTCATCCAGCGTCTTATTTGCTTCTAATGATGAAGATATAGAGGCTTCTGGTGATTTAGGGTTAAGTATTGGGGCTGGTGCTTCAAAATCCTCTATCCTTGATTTAACGACTTTCGCAACGTCATCAATAAAAACATCTGGAACGCGCCCCGCCTCAAGATCCTGAACCGCCCTAAAGGAAACGCCATCAGGTAGCCCATTAGCCTTAGCTATCAACTCCGGTCTAAGCTCATCCATTACCCGGTTAAATTCTCCTGCTACCCTGGCGTCAACCTCAGAACCCTCAATAGCTCTTGCTACTTGATTTGACCGCCATTCTTGACGGAAACTTTTATCTAGTTTGGCAACATAACCAACATCAATAGGATTATTATCCATTACCTGACCAATTGAAGAGCGGAGTAAATCCTCTTTAGTTGCTGCTGATGACTTGCCAATTGCGTCACCTATGCCGCCTAAGCCAGCATGCAAGCCCCCACCCAGAACAGCACCAAAAGCCAAGTTTAAGAACGAATCATAGAGCCCGTAGTCAGCCTGCTCAGCCTCAGCTGCATACAAAACTATAGGTTCAATTAGCGCAGCACCAACAGCACCTTCAGCAACCCCAACGCCAGCACGAACCCCGGCGCGGCCTGTTGCAGTTGAAACACCCGCGACCAACTTTGCATACCTGGCCTGCCCAACAATAGGAACAAATGCAGATGCGACGCCAATAGGGTCAGCAAGCGACACAGCCAAACCTGTGCCTATTTGAGCGGCACCAGACCAAAACCCCTCTGGCGCTGCTTGAATTAATGCATCACGCTTAATTTCTTCTCGTTTCCTATCAATCATCAAAGACAAAGCGCCATCAGGAATCCCGCCTTCGCCTATATCTAAACTTACACCGGCGTCCTTCGCTTTTTTGTCAGCGTCCTTTTTACTAAGGACGTCAGTTTGCGGCCCCTTAAACTGAGCGCCTTTTGTCCCGGGAACAAAGCCGCCAAATAGCTCCTCTTCTAATTTTGATTGCCTGAATGCTGAACTGGACGGATTTTCAACCCATATTTGTTGCGCGAGCGCTGATAGTGATGTATCTAGGCCCGTCGTTAAATCTTCCAGCTCCTGGGTTCTGCTAACCTTGTAACCGTCCATCTGTATTGTCATTGCCCGACGCTCCCGGACTGGAATATATCGAACCCGCTAGGCTGATCGACAGCAAGCTCAGCCCAAGGAATGATGAAAGGGTTGTTATTTGTATCGAAAATAGCATTACCATTTTGGTCAACAAACAAAATACCATCCCCGTCAGGGCTTGTTATAGGCGTAGGCCTCAACGCAGATAGATAAACCTCCTCTCTGTCTTCAGGGTTTACAACTTGGCTAGACTCCGGGACTCTTAAATTAAACTCCCCCGCCTTGATTCGATCTAAGGCATTATCTATCCCTAACTCAACATTATCAGCATTTACCTTAGCCGGTACTCTATAAGTATCTTTAAACGTAAATCGAGAATCTAAAACATCAGCCTTTGCTTGATTTATGGCGTCGCCAGTATCATCAAATACACCATCTGCTATGTATTTCATTGATAGAGTTTCTATGGCTGTTTTATGCTGGATAAAAGCCGCCTCAGCTCCTGGTTGCCCTCTCAGAGTGCTCTGAAAGTCTTCAAGCTCCTCTATTGTATCGGCCTTTATATCCTTAAAATTATCATCCCCTATAACCTCTTTATAGTTTTTCTGCGGTAATGATAACGCCTCACTTAGCCTTACAGCCTCAGGCCCAAAATCCATGCCAGCCAGTACGCGAAGCCCGGCACCCATTTTAATATTACTTTGTAACTGCCTCTGAACCGCTGTCCACTCTGAGCCGAAAGCTGTTTTCATGGAATCGATTTGTAACACCACATTTTTGCCGCCTTGGCTGAAGTCATTCAACACTGAAGCAAAGTTGTTCTCTAACTCCTTTGGAAGTAATTGCACACCAGCGGGTTTTACACCCAAGTCCTCTTGAGATGTTCTCTGTATAGCCGAGAATTCTTGTGCAGCCTGATTTATTGCTGCTTGATCACCGGACTGAAGCGCATTAGTTAGACTGTTAAATGAATCTTTTGCTAGGTCGCTGTTATTAATTACATACTTCGAAGGATCTTCAGCAATAGCCTTATTTCTAACTTTGATAGCCCCATCGAGAATAGCTAACTGCCTGGACTCGCGACGAAACTCCTCTTGGCCTTCAGGCGTCTCTCGCTCCACTATGGCCGCCAGCTCTTTAGTGCTGGCTGTTTTGATCTCATTTAAAGTATTGCCGAAGTCGCGAGCATCCTTTATTTGCTCATTTATTGCGCCGCCCTGCTCACCAAACACAGCAGAAACATTGGTCGGACTAAACTTCTCTGATAAATCTTCGCTATCCTTGCCTGATGATAGAAACGCCACATAATCATCAAGCGCTGAAGCAAATTGTTTCTTTTGAGCTGCGCCTCTCTGTTTTATATCAAGCTCGGCTGCTGACATAATCCGGCCCAACGTATTAGCGTCTGTAAGCTGATCCCACTTCCCATCCTTAATCTCAGAGATTACAGAAACGGAATCACCAGATTTAATGCGCCCACCTAATGAGCTGGATACGATTTGATTAAAGGTAGACGTCCTTAGCTTGTCGATATCAACAACACCCCCGGCAGTCTCTTCAAGGCCAACAATAGCAGCCTCAGCCCTTGCCACCGCTTCAGGCACACTGGTTCGTCCGGCTAATACTTCGGATTGAATATCATCTAAACCGCTTTGCGCAGAGTTAACCCGTCGCTGTACGTTTAAGTTTGACTGGTGGCGTGTATACCCGGGAAAGAACTTGCGACTAAAAGCGTTATCAGCCTG